CATGCGCTTGTTGTAAACAGTCGTCTCAAACGAGTCGGTACGGAAGAAGACTTCTACGTGCGGCGGTTAGAGCCTAGCAAGAGCAGCGGATTTCTGATCATTAGGCTTCGGAAATGAATCTCGAAGACTTTCAGCATCCCGCGAATGAAATCATTGAGGCTGTTGCGGAGGCCATTCGCGCCGTGGCGCCTTCGGGCGTCAGTGTCCATGTGCATAGACGCGACTCACTTTCCGAGCTGGAGCTAGAGGCGATCTCAGTCGACTTTGGAGATGACGAGCCGCTGTCAGACGGCGAGGGCGCTATCCTGCTCGACGGCACGATAGAAAGCGTTCTGACGGTCAATGTTACTGGCGCAGCGAAGGCGACCGACGAGAAGGAGCTTCGAGTAAAGCTGTTGGGCTTGCGGACAATTGCGCACATCGCAATCAGGAGACAGCGTTACCTCCTACCATTCGTAACCAGCACGCACTACGGCGGCGCAAATCCTCCCGATGTGAACACCGAGGGGGACATCTTGTTTGGGGAGCTGACCTCACCGTGGGGTGTTCGATACGAAATGCCCGGCGACGGGCCTTCTCAATAGAGGGAGACCGCCCAATGGTCGACTTAGTCATAACCCCAGCCAACGTGCGATCTGAAGGTGGTGCGAGCCTGGGTGAGAAAACATCAGGCGTAGCACTTACAGCTGGGCAGGTTCTCACGCTGGATACTGATGCTACAGCGATCCTCGCAAGCGACGCGACAGTGGAGCTGGCCCGTGCGATTGGAATAGCGCTGCAGAACGTTGGTGCCGGTCAACCGATCAAGTATCAGAGCAAAGGCCGGATCAACCTCGGTGCAACCCTAGAGGTTGGCAAGCACTACGTGCTTTCAGCGGCTGGTGCGATCGCGCCGGTTGACGACATTGAGCCCGGAAACTTTGCCACGTACCTCGGCTGGGCGGAGTCGACGAGCATTCTTAGGCTGCAGCCTTTGACCGCTACCGTCGCGGCGGCTGCGGCAGTCGTTTAGAGGCAGGTGCCAAAATACACGTTACCGTCATCGCTCATTTCCGATCGGTCTATTCGGTATCCGCTTTCGCACAGACGGCTCCAGGCCATCTGTTCAGAAATCAGCTGCTCGTCGGTTTTGGGGGCGTGAAATTTTGACGTCTCTTTGTCTATCTCGATCATCCACGTTCGAGTGCCATCGGGCGCCATGTATTCCTCAAAAGGAAGACTTGTAGCAACCGGCGCGCAGCCGACCAAGAAAAGCGCAGTAGCAAGATATCTCATGGCCCTACCTACTTACCGTTTGGGCTAATCGTAGCGAACAGCAGGAGCATTGCAAAATGTCATTCACAGGCGTTGGAACGATCATGAGGCGCGGTCAAGGCACAAACCCTATTCCGACGCCAGGTACGGACGTATTCGATGTCGTCGGTCGGGTCAGGAGCATCGGCGGGCCGAACATTCAGAAAGCCGAAGTCGAAGACAACACTCTCGACTCCGTTGGTGGGTTCAACGAGTACCTCTCAGGACTGCGCGACCCGGGAAATGTCGAGTTTCCGTTGAGTTTCACACCCGGAACGGCGGCCCAGCCGGCAAACCGCCATCAGGAAGTCATAGCCGACATCAACTCGAACACTGCCAACTCGCGGCGGAACTGGCAGATCGAGTGGCCGGACGGGACGATCGTCGACTTTCAGGCCGAGGTATTCGGAGTGAACTTCAATACCGACCCGAATTCCCCGGTCGACGCAACGATCACACTTCGCATCAATGGCCAGGTAACCATTACGTATCCATAAAAAGGGTAGTCCTATGAGTTTGAAAGAGAAGATTCTCGCCGCCGAAGACATGACTCCTGTTCCCGTGAAGATTCCGGAGTGGGGCGTCGAGGGGCAGCTTCGCCCCCTGGACGGTGAGTCGCGGTTCAGGATCGCGCAGCTCGCCACTGCTACCGGCCCCGACTCCGACAATAAGTGCATAGCCGAGGCGTACGTGTGCGAGTCGCTTCGGGACAAGTCAGGAGAGCGGGTGTTCGAGTTTGAAGAGCGGAGCCTCCTCGCGAAGAAGAGCCCCCAGGTGATCGAGCGGCTATACGAACAGATCGTCGAAATCTCCGGTATTCAGCCGAGCGAAGAGGAAGACCCGGAAAAAAAATAGCGTCGAGTGCCGAGCTTCGTGCCTGGTTTCAAATCGCGTTTGCCTTGGGGCGAACGCCGCGCGAGCTTGCGTGCTCGATAACGTCGAGGGAGTTCACGTGGCTCAGGGCGTTCACGAACCTGGAGCCGTTTGGCTTTGAGGTAGAGAACTATCGCGCCGGGGTCATCGCAAGCACCGTAGCCCGTGCCCATGGAGCAAAGGTGAAGCCTTCAGACTTTTATCCGAAGCCAGCTCGTCGACAAGACGAGCGCGCGCAAACCAAGGCAGAGCAGATTCAGATTTTGATGGCTGCCGGCCGCAGGACAGAGGGAGACGAGGTTGCCTGATCCAAGAGCCAAGTTTCTTATCACTGCCGCAACGGATTTCGCGAAGGCAGAACGTGAAGCGAAGACCTTTCTCGGCAGCCTCCAGTCGTCGGCGAAGGTAGCACTCGGAACCTTCGCCGTAGGAACTGGTGTCGCCGCGACGGGGCTAACCGCTCTGGCAGTAAGCGCTGCGAACTCAGCTGATGCCCTGGCCAAACAGTCGGACAAGCTAGATATCGCCACGGAGAAGCTGGCAGCGCTCCAACTTCAAGGGCGGCTTACGGGCGTAGAAAATCGCAAGCTGACGATCGGCCTTCAGCGCATGACGCGGAGAATTGCCGAGGCTGCAAAGGGAACAGGGGAGGCGCAAGCAGCAATAAAGGAGCTTGGTCTTGATGCCGCGGATCTTGTTCGCTTGCCGCTCGATAAGCAGTTCGAGGCGGTTGCGGCTGCGATGCAGACGGTTGATCTGCAAGCAGATCGCGTCCGGCTCGGCTTCAAGCTCTTCGACGCCGAGGGCGTCGATATTATCCGTACTCTGGACGCGATGGAGGACGGATTCTCGAAGACAGAGGCCGAGGCGAAAGCGTTTGGGGTGGCTATCAGCAGGCTGGACGCTCGTCGTATCGAGCAGGCCAAGGATGCGGCCGAGCGCGCGAAGACCGCGATTCAGGGGATAGGCACTACTGTCGCTATTGCCGCTTCCGCTCTCGCCAAGGATTTTGCTACGGGCTTCGCAGACGCCGCAGTAGAAGCTAACGGCTTCCGGTCGGAAGTAAACGCTGCGATGGAAGCGATTGTCATTGGCGCCAACTTTGCCATCAATTCGGTCAGAGGCATTCAGTTGGCGTTTAAGGGCGCACAACTCGCGTTGCTTCGAATTCGCGAATCGCTCGAGACAGGCGCCCCCAAACTCGCTGGCGGCCTTGCTGTCGGCTTCGGTGCGCCCGGCGCGGCCGCGGAAATAAACAAAGCAATCGCCGCCTTGCCTGACCAGTCGACAGAGCGTGTCGATAGGATTCGGGGGCAGATAGACGAAACCGGCCGGCAAATCGATGAGCTTGTTGGCAAGTTCAAGACCGGCGAGGAGGTCGTCGCGCAATTCAGGGCCTCGCAAGCGGCGGCGATCGAGTCGGCTCGCCGCTCCCTCGCGGAGTCTGGCGCTCCCGGTGACCCGGACGGTTCTGGTAACGAGCAATCGCTGTTTGGCGAACGCGAGCGCGAGCAGCTGGCAAAGCGTCTCTCTGCGGTCCAAAGCGCTTTTCAGACGGAAGTCGAGTCTATCCGGCAAGTTTACGTAGAGCGGGAGGCGATAATCGCCGAGGCGTTCGAGCGGGAATTGATATCTGAGCAGGAGCGGACCGAGCTTCGCGTCGCTAATGCTCAAGATGCAGCGAACCGCGTCCTCGCGATCGAGCAGCGTCGTATACAGCAGCAGGAGAAGCTGGAAAAGAGGCATCAGGCAGTACTCGCTGGGTTTCGATCTCAGGCGGTTGATACGGCAATCGGACTACTGCAGCAGCTCGGGGCACAGTCTGAATCACTCGCGCGAGCGGCGATCTTGGTCGAAAAGGGCTTCGCCGTTGCGAGGATCATCATCAACACCAACGCGGCCGCAGTGCGCGCCGTAGCCGAACTAGGCCCGATCGCGGGCCCGCCAATGGCAGCGCGAATCACGGCATGGGGGTACGGACTGGCGGCTGCCACTGCGGCCCTCGGCATCGCGCAGGCATCGCTTGTAGGCGAAGGCTCGACCGGTGCGCCCCTGGGTACTCCCACGAACCCGGTCTTCAGCGAAGGCTTCACACGGCCACCGCAGGGTACGGGCCCACAGGAGCCAGCGGTGGAAATTCACTTTCACGGCCCGGTGCTGAACACGCGGGAAACTGGCGATCATATTGGCGAAATCGTTCGAGGCTTGACCGATCGCGATGTCGTTCTCTTTTCTGGAACCAGCCGGCAGGCGGCAGTGATTAGAGAAGGTCGACAATGACCGCAGTGACCTATACATCAGTTTCGGCCGGCGGGCAGGTAACGTTGAATCTGCGTTGCAGGGCAATCGACCCTCGCAAACACGTCGACAAAACACAAAACCGCGCAAGAGGTGGTCGAGCCGAAACGCTTGTCTGGAGCGAGCAGATCGGCCGCGCGGTGACAACGGCTGGCGTCCAAGGCTCAGAGAGAGAAGCCATAAGAGACTTTCTGGACGCGATAGAGGGCGGCGACGCGTTTCAGTTTGACGAGTTCGGCTCGGATGGGCGTCCGGACTCACCGGTCTCGATGATTATGGTGGGCACATACAGTGAAGAGCGCGTAGCCCCGCAGGGCGACGGTGGGCGAGACGACTACTTCCGGTTCTCGTTCAACATCCGGGAAGCCTAATGCGAATTGACAGTCCTGATTTCGCCGCGGCCAACACGGCTGCTGCGAAGCGGCCTCGCCTCGTCGTCAGACACATCTTCGATGTCGGCTCGATCTACGTGACCAGCAGCAAGGATATGGTCAACGTGCCTGGGACTGCGTTGCTTGGGCATTTGAGGGGTTTGTCGGGCGTATCGCAGGAGATCTTTCCAGACAAAGCACGGTCTACGATCGGTGACCTCTCATACTCGATTGTCGACATCGACGAAGAGTTCAGCGCTGCACTACGAAATCAGCTGCAAGTCGAATTGCAGGACCTACACGAGCGCGACGTCGAACTGCGATTTGGATATACGGACGACTACAACGACACGACCGTCCTGTTTACACAGCAAGCTCGACGGGCGTCCTTCGATGACGGTGTGTATAGCATCGGCTGCGAGGACATACAGCGAGCTACCAGGAAGGAGATATTCGATCCAATCGTCACGACCCTTCGACTGTCTGTATCTGCCACCGCGGACACGATACCGGTTCAGGACACGACAGGGTTCCAGACCGTGTTTCACGGGCCAAGCTACGGGGACGCGCCAAACCTGACGGTCGGATACCTTCGGCTCGATGATGAAATCATTCGCTATACCGGAACAACCCCGGATTCTTTCACAGGCTGCACGCGCGGCGTATTCAACACCATACCTGCAGCCCATGTAGTCGAAGCTGGTGCTGAAGATGATCGGCAACCGGAAGTTAAGGAGTTCATCTATCTTCAGCTGCCCGGTCCGAAACTAGACTACGCCATTCTGACTGGCGTTCTCTCTGGAGATGCTGCAACACTGCCTCCCCACTGGCACCTCGGAGTCCCGACCTCCAAGGTTGCGCTTAGCCAGTTTCAGGGGATCGGACCGGACCTCTGGAACATTTCCGACGACAGCGCGACTGTGCCGCTTCGCTTCGCCGGACTTGAGCAGACAGACGGCAAGCAATTCCTCGAGGAGCAGGTTCGTCAGCCTATAGGTGTGTACGCACCCGTCTTGAGCGACGGTAGCCTCGGCCTTCGGCGCATG